CTAGTTCATCGGTCTTTTGTTCTTCATACGATTTACGAGGTTCTTCACGTTTCGTTGGATCATTGTGATATTGAGCATACGGATCTACTGGTTTTTCAAATAATCCAGTGCATTGCGGACCACCTTTACTATCTGTAAATCTATCAACACTTCCAAAACCACTCATTATTCTACTCCAATACCATATGCTTTTTCAGCATCTCTAAATCCCCACATATATTCTTGCTTGTCCATAGCCCAAGTGTGCTGGCTGTACCAGACTTCTAGTTCTTCTTCATCAATAGGCTCACGTTTTAAATCGAGTTCTGCTTTTGCGCATCCCTTTTTATATTCAGTCAAACCTTCTCTTGGTGTTATACCTTCAGGTTGGGCGATTAGTTCAGTTATCCTAATTTGCAAGTTTCTCCCTGCTGTGCCATTGATAGGATTATCAAGCATTAACCTACATTCCTTCAACAACTCTCTTTCTTTACTCATTATCACACTCCTTCCATCTAGCAATCACCCCACTATCAAAATCATTAAAATCAAAAGCATCATCTATTTGCTTTTCAAGTTCTTTTGGCCTAACACCTAATTTTAATTGTTGGTCAGCATACTCATAACCGTCCTCAAATTTATTACTCATCACTCACCTCCAAAATGCTTTTACTAATTTCTCAAGTAAATAGGGGAAACTTAAAACAGTCCAAGCTAAACCCATTGACATAATCGTATAAAACCATTCAACATTACTCATAATTTAATCTCTCTTTATTTAATTTATAAGTTATTATACTATATCTGTAGCAAAAGTAAACGTTTATTTTTCATCTACTCCAAAATGTTTCTTAATAGCATCATAATATTGGTCATTAGTGTTTTCGTAGACTCTAAGTAATGCTGCTGAACCATATTGCGATTTTGCCCCAAGACCTGCAGCATCCATTGCATAAGAAGGATAAAGGCCACTGCTTAATGACAAACATTCCCGAACAATCAATTCAGCAAACTTTTCCAATTCTGATAAATCTAATTTGATAAGGAGTGAGCCATCGTATGGTCTAGTGATAGTTCGTCCAGAAGATTTAGATAATATTTCCAAGAATTTATCGTTCATTCTTCACCCACTTATTTCCCAAAATTAAAAACTGCATCTTTCTCCAAAACCAGTTAGGTTCTTGACCTTTTCTTGGCACAAAAACCATACCTTGACTAGATTTACTACCGAACAAATAACACTTCCATTCAGAAGGTTCAGGAAGGGATAATGAATAGGATTTAAGGATCATAATTTATATACCTGTAGCAAAGGTAACATTCTAACACAAAGGTTCACAACTTCATCATATTCTATTCCATCTTCCATTGCAATATCAATCAACTTTCTAATCTTATGAATATAAATAGATTGTTCACCTAATTCTATTGCTAGGTAATTAATCAAGTAATCTTCAAGGTCAAGTCTGAATTCTTCAGTAACAAAATCATTTAACTGATCCAAAACTATGGCAGCCTCATAATTGTCTTTATAGTAGTGTAAACTATGAGGGAATTCTGGAACTTCGTATTTGGTAAAATCTAATGGTTCAATCATATCACACACTCACTTTATTAAAAAGTTCATTCCAAATTATCTTTTGCTCAGTTCATTAAATTTGTCAAAAATACATTTGAACATATTATACATTAGAAATACCATTATACCACCAAATACCACAATGGCAAACATAAAAATAATTAATTGCAATTGAGCGCTTTACAAGAACAACTTAAAGCATATCTTGGACTAAACAAACCAATCAGTATAATTAATAATCCAAATCCAATAATACATATTCTTTCTGAAAAAAACTTAATAATCATATTCATAATTTGCACCTTCAATTCTCAGATTAACAACATCAACAAAATCCTTTAATCTTGCTATATGATAACTGGTACTATTGGAATCTATTTTCAAAGAGATTTGCTTTAATAAATCAATATAAACTTTCTTTTCTTCAGCTGTCATTTCATGCATAATAGTAATCAAACTCCTCTATTGTTTGCCTCCAAGATGTATGGAGTATTGCTTTACCTCCATTAGCTCGCCATTGATCTACGTTAGAAAGTGTATCATCAATCAATAGTCTATAAGGTCTAGCATAAGTTTGCTTTAATATCTTTCCAGGTACATATATAGCAGGATATTTAATATCATAATCTTTTAACCATTGTTCTTTTTGACTTGATATAGTTTGCTTAAGTTCAATTCTAGCAGTTGATGTTAGTAACTTTATATCATAATCAAACTCAATACTAGTTAAAAACTGCAAACCTTCTTCCAGATCAGGCATAGGATCAAGAATAGCAAATTGTAGTTCATCAACCATAGTAGCAAATCTTCCTTTATATGCACTCTTCTCTTTATTTTTAGATGGATAATCTAGTTCAGGTTCTTCCTTGAACCGTTCTATAAATCTCTTCTTAAAATCTGCAAGTACACCATCCATATCTACATATATGGCTTTAATCATAATTTATACCGATCCTTCATAGAAAATACCAATGGAACTTTTATTAACTCAGATTCAATCTTTTTTTTTCAAGTCTAAACTTCGCATAAGCCCAGGTTAATGGCAATATTATTAAATAATAAATTGCCGATATTGAAAGTGTAATTAGTATATAAACCGCAGCAACTTTATCAAATGGCTTTGGTAAAAACACAAATGAAAAACATATAACTAAATGGAAAAACAATGCTATATAAAAATAATTAATATTCTTAAATATCCACTTTAAAAACTCTACTTTATCTTGCATTATATCTCCTAACACGTACCAGTTAAATATATTCTTCTATATACAATATAGTTATTAGCAACTATCACAAATACAATAGCCATTATACACGAAATAACTAATTCACCCGTTATAATTAAAATAAACAATGAACTAACTATTAAAAACATCAAAATAAAATCCATAGTATAAACTATAAAAGTCTTCATTCTACCTCTTCTTCTGTATTAACACAAATTGCCCTTTTAATCTTTTTATAATTACCTACATCTGTTTTCTGAATCAATCCAACTTCGCAATCTGATGCAGTTGGATATTCATATACTACTATTTGCCCTGTAAACATTACAATTAGTAATAGGTACATTAATTATTTTCCTTACCGGCGGTTATACCAAAATAAAACATTGTTAGTCCAATCACCAACCATATTGCTGGTTGAATACCTGGATCGAATTGATTAACCTCTACATATAATAAGGAACCTATAATCATTAATGCACCAACAACTAAACGTATTAAACCTTTCATTTTTATATCCTCAAATATTAAAAACAAGACTAGCAGCCATATACAATAAACCGGTAGTAATTGCCATCGTTATCATTTGAATTGTTTGTTTCATAATATAATATTCCTCATTTATTTAGTTTATGAGTCTATTATATCATAGTTTTAGGTAATGTAAACGTTTATTTTCACTAATAAAAATTATTTTCAAATGTTACCCGACATATAACGCGGCAATACCAAACATAATAAAATTTAAAACGGTTGAAATTACCAATAACGAAAACAGTTTGGTATTCCAATTTTTAAGATATTCCAAATCATCACCTAGACGTTGAAGTTCTAAGAAATTTTCCATAGAATCTGTTTGATGTTCTTTAAGGTCATCTTCTCTCCATCTATTAACTTTACTAATTAACACATTAAGTTCTTCAATACACTGTTTATGCATTTCAATATCTGCATTACGTTCTTTGATAACATCAAATAATGCGTCTTCATTACTTTTTAGTATATCTTCAAACTCTGCGTGTTTAACCCATTTCCCAGTATTAGACTTAATCAGTTGTGCGAACACACCACTAAATCTTTGTTTATATCTTTCCATTTTAAATCACCAGAACATCTTCAAATTCCACAAAAACGCTTTCTATTGAACATTCCGTTGGAGAATGAACTTTAGCATAAAATAATTTAGCATCAGTACGACCTCTGTTAATTGCTGATGTAATTTGTAATGTGATGTTTTCTCCGGAAGAATACATTTGCAAAGGAATAAAGTTTTCTTCCAAAGTTTTCTTCTCTTCATCAGTGTAATTTAAAACATCTTCGAGCATTTTTACAGTATTTTTATCTTTAATTCTATTCATTTTAATACTCCATTAAATCTTCGTTGTCATACGTTACAAATGCATCTAGTTTCGCTTCATCAGTCCAAGAATGGCAATAATCATAATCATTATCTTCATCACATAACTTTAGGACTTCATCTCGGGATACTATCCTATGAGATATAATAGTTTCGCCAAGAGATAATTGTGAAAACTCTTTGGCTTCTTCCATTGTAACTGTATCTAGTGCCCAAACAGAATTACCAAATGGAACTTCAACAACATAACGCATACGGTATTGATGGATACATTCTACTAATACTAATTGTGTTTCAGAACCTGGATTCTGTATACCTATTGCTTGTTCATTCATTTTCATATCCTCAGTCTTGTCATACCAATAATTTACTTCACCA